AAATAATCCATGAAATGGGGAGCATAGAGCTCCTTAATATAGGTAAGAAAGGTGAGATTAGAATCTATAAAGATTCTCTGATTGTTTAGTAAATGTTGATGGTAACCAGGGATATCAGGGCATCGCACATTAAGCAGACGCCGCATCCCATAACGCATGTTAATATCTGAACGAGAATAAATAACAGCGTTTGTTTCAAAACCAGGTCCAAAGCGAGTCTTATAGAACCCATCAGGCTTCCAAGGTGGAAGTGCAGGGAAACTTAACTCATTGTTGGCAAAGTACGCCGGGTTGGAACCCTTGGTGAGAGTATACTCATCGTTAAAGACGAATTTTTCATCACGCACAGCAGCTATCTGGTCACAACAGATAGTTCCAACCCGGTGGGGGTACAACCGCGTAGGCACGCCTAGCGGGACCCCCATGACCCGAAAGCTATACCAGTGACGGGGGTGACAGCGGCAAGATCACGCAGACCTTGCACTATACTCTGTTGCACAAAATGGTGTAGAGTATTACAGAACACACGAGGTTCGAGTTTAAAGAGTTCACCTGCAAACTCATATTTGAGAGCAACTGTCTTAACTGCTGCAACTGCACTAGCGACAATTTCTACACTACCCCCAGATTTCTCCACAGATCGAACGAAGATTCGCGAGTGTAGGTCATTAACCCGCTTCTCAGAAACTTCGTACAAATAGTCATAAAGTTCCGTGAAGATTGGGACGCTAGCACAAGACTGATAATAGGCCAACCCAAGAAAGGCAAAATCACTCATCTTTGGAGAGGTGTAACTTGCCTCTTTATTCCAATATGGTGACCAAGGTAAGCCCCAAGTGTAAGTAGACGTTGAATGAGATTTGATGAATAAAGTTTCACTGGCCGTCAGGCCGTTGTTGTCATTCAAGGTGTAACCCACACCCTTCTGCAAAAAAGGAGCATGATCCTTACAAAAGTTGGCCATTCTCTGATACAATGTATATGTTTTACGGGGATCCACCGTGTAATAAACAATAACATCACGTGTGCGCCCATCTACTTCAGTGGAGATCTCCTCTGGAAGATCAGGGTGTACAGGATTGTAATCAAAATGTTCTCTCCAAGCACCTTTCACAATGGAGGTGTAGTCAGGAAAAACATCGTCTAACACATAAACTTTCCCTGATGGGGGGCGCCACAACAAAGGATGACACTCATATGTAGACCCAAAAACCTTACCCTCAACGGGAACAGTGCGATCTTCCGCCCGCAAAATAGGGGGTGAACTAAAGCACCTCATTTTCGGATCCCAAAAACCATCTGGAAAAGGGGGCGCCTCATCGAGTCGAACTAATTTTTCGCGGTCTACATGCTTCCATCGTGCCAGTGTCAACTGAGCTGGTGTGTGCTGACCACCAGGAGGAAAAGCAGGGGCTCGAATGCGTCCGTGCAACAAACACACTCCTTTCTGCCAACAGTCAATTTTCTGGCAATAACCACGTTTAAATGGTGTCCGCGGGCGGGGAGCAAGAGCTTCCGGACAATGGTTGCAAGAACAAAAACCCCCATGCCCACGTGCCAAGCGCGGAAGACTAGGTGGAGGTTGGAAATTAAGCGAGCGCAGAAGCACAACTCTGCTCTCAACCCCACTCTTTCTCTTTTCTTTCTTTCTAATCTCCTTCTTCAGCTTTGGGATAGGGATTATCTTTGAATTCTTAGGTGAGGGGTGAGGGGTCTTAATCTCAAAGGCCGACAAATCTTCGAGAAAGGGGGTGGGGCAAACATCCACCTTACTGTCATCAAAAAGGGAAAGTCCATAATCAATGGCCTCACCATCAGGCCCTAAAAAAGGTGACCATACCCCATTGACCAAGATCTCATCTTTACGAGTACAACCATTTTTGAGAGGAACGGGTACACAAGGATTAAGGAGCTCCTCGGTTAAAACCGGTGCAAAGCTATTTTGCTCCTTAATCTCCTTCCCTTCAGAAGTCACCCGCAGTGATTTCAATGAGGAACCATCCTTCTTAAGAACAGTGGCCCACTTAGACTCAGAGCGAACCATAACTGTTATAGGTTGCTTCTCAACGAATCCGGGCTCCCCAACCTCTATAATCGCCATGGTGCACTCCAAACAAATCCCATAATTCAAATTTTTAGCAGGAACCCTACGCCAACAATTGTTGCACGTGTCATCGTCATTTCTGGATTGTGTTTGTACTTCAAAAAGGGTGATGTCATCACCTTTGCACTCCATGCGAAAAATGCTTTGGTCGTTCAAAGCGTGGCCGTGCTCTACAATCTTGCAATCGGGGTACGTGAGTTCGCACTCGTAACTCTGAATGGGCTTTCGAGGTTTGTTAGCTTCACCCTTGCTTTTGGCAACCTCAGCATTCTTAGACTCAACTATCCTCCTCAAAGCTTGCGAATATTTCCTCTCGGGATTATCACTCTTCTTTTTGTGCAAATGCCGTCCACCGCTTAATGTACAAGGCTCTGCATAACAAGCGGTATACTGCTGGGCGAGATCGTCACCATTGGTGTATTCGCCATGACTACCATTAATTTGTGAGAGAGCATGCACGTTTGCAGCACATTGTGCATCGAACTCCTTGGTATGAATATTTTGAAGAAGGAGTTTTCTTGTACACTCCAAAACGGCCAGGACATACGGGTTAGGACGGCGCTGGGCGGCTAGAATGGCGGCCAACATACGTGTCTCATAAATATTCGTGTCTGTGACAACTTCTCCAGTACAATAAGCTCTCAAACACTCGATCTCAAAACACTTGCACCCTGTGTTTTTCCTCTTCACTCCCTGACATCCAGTCCTAGTACACGTCAGAGCACAGCCACAAGGGCATGCCGACTCTACGACTCGCCCCACAATATTCAAAAAAGGGGGGTGGTCATAGAGATCCAAGCAATAACCACATAAAGGGTCTGTATAACTCCTGACAATAGTGGCCACGACGACTGGAAAAAATTGAGTCAGAGACTGAGAAAGTAGATCACGCATGTAAGAAAGTGCGCGTTCAAATCTTTTACCTGGGCCCCGCTTAGGGACACAATGTACTGGAGAGGGGTTGTTATATGACAACAGCCGTGGAATGAGTTTTCCTTGGCTGAGTGGAGAGGCTTGAAAGGCCTCATCATCATCACTCTCAATCTCAAATAAAAATTCCAAACTCCCATCGACATCATCCTTTCCAGTGACTTCACCATTAGCTCCATTAAGCTGGGACCTGATAACAACACCCTTTTGCTTTGGCCTTCGAACAACAACTTCCTCATATTCCGAGTCATCATCCTTACACTCATCGACATCTTCTACAATTCCAGTGTATCGTGAAATAGAGGTAAGTGCCTCCAAAAGTGTGATATCGAAAGGTTGTTGCGCCCTAGGAAGTGGATTGCTCAGAATCCAGGAGCTGGTTCTGTCGAACTGCTTGACCCAATCAATAAGACGTGCATTCACTTCATCTGGGGGTGCACTCTTGCTAGATCGGCCAGCAATAGTATCCAACAAATATCTGCAAAACTGCTTCCTAGTGTAAACAATGGGCTTTCGCAAGGTCAATCCAGTGGATATCTTGGGATCAATTCGCACGATGATGACAGTGGCCCCATTACTAGCAGCAATTGGAGTGGCTCCAGAGGTGGTTAGCTGTATATATGGAGGGGCAATTTGAGTTCCAGTTCCATCGTACTTGAAACTAGCAAAAACGGTTGCTGCACCTGAACTTCCATTAGTGCTGGTCAAGGGCTCTGGTAGAGTCTGAATAGCCTGATCGATTAATGAGTAAGCCGCCGCCATACCTCCTCCATACGACAAACTGACAACAGCGTGGTTAGCTGTGGCCGTACCTAAATTGGCGTAATACAGAAGGTACGTTGCGCCGGTTGGTGTAGATAAAGGGAAGACGTACCTGCCGACAAACGAAGGATCTACAACAAGGCCAAGGGAATTAATGCGGGGCTGCTTAACCGCAATTGTATCTGCGACTGGAGTAAAATATGTGGCAACAGTCAACCCAGTGAAATCCATCATGAACATAGGCGCAGTTCCTGGCGAGGAGGACATGCGAGGCTTGAAGAACTCAACTTCGTATGTGACATAAAGCTTTCCAGCCCCAGTGTAGGCATTTGGAGCGTCCTGGGTGGCAATATCCAAAACCCCAAAGGTATAGAATTGCAAATCACCAGGAGTAACTCCAGGTTGCTGTATTTTCATGACGGGCACAATAGTCTGATCCCGAGCACACTCCACAGGGAAGGCTTGGTTAACACTAGGTTTAGCCGAAGCAGCAAAATAACTGTTGAGCATCTCTTCTAAGTTCCCAGGAGGCTCAGAGTCAACATCGTACCGAATAGATCCTGAAATAGAACCCATCCCTTGAGTAGGAGCGGAAACAACATCAGAGCTGTTTGTAACAAAGCAATATACAGCACCACGAAGCGTGTACTGCATAAAATTGCCAGCTATGACGTTCAACCAAGGAAAAGATGTCTCATTAATTGGGTTAATGTCGTAAGAACGGAGTGTAAACTCTTCGGTCATACTAATGTCACCCAAATATTCATGAAAAGAAACAACAATTCC